GTGGGGTCTTCATCGTTTTAGGCACGGAGATAACCTTCACGGGTATCTCTGCGTCGGGTTCGAGAAAGTCAGTCTCGTAGATCTGGTCAAAATACGACCAGTTCGGCAGAACCATTTTCCAGAAAGGAAAATAATTCTCGAGACGACACGGCCATGTAACTTGGTGAAACTTCTGATTACCCAAAAGGCGATCAGCCGTAACACCTGGTCCGTGTTTCGGATCTACCTCACCGTCATAGATCTTACGGTCTATAGACGTGAAGAAAGATCCGAATAGGACAGAACGAACATGGTTGAATTCTGTAAAATCAACCTTGCCAATTCTGGCCTTGACTTCCTGCTCACACTTGATGAACTCGTCGAAAGCCGCGTCAATGCGACGCGGTTCGCATTCAAGCAAGATCTTGCTAAACAACAGTGTTAACTGTCGAATAGCTCGAATTGCGTGAACGTTGGGCTCGTCAAGTAGGACACCCGTATTGCGATCAAAGACAAGACGAGAGAAACCCTGCAAGAATGCAGGGAGACTCCTGTTCTTCTTGAAAGACAAGAAGACAGTGTCGTCCACCTTCCCTTGCTCAAGACAGTATTCAAAGTCTTTTGCAAAGGTCGGGAGGGTTATCGTCAAAAACGATAAACCTTCGTGCTTTGATCGCTCTGTGACAGTGTTAATGTCACGGTGGGCGCTAGTGCAACACCAGACCGCCAACTCGTTGGCGATCGTTGACCAGAGTACAATTAGGCTTTTCACGTAGCCTCCTGATAGAGGTTAACGTCCTAAGCCGATGGCACTCCTGACCATAACACCTGGAGGAGAAGAAGCTTGGCTAGCTTTCGCCGCCAAGGACCTTCTTCATCAGAGTGTCCGTTGTCGCGCTCCACGTGCCCTTAAGGCCGTTGAAGAGCGACAACTGGTCCGTTGCCGAGAACTGCCCGGAGCTCGGAATGTCAAACACGACGTAGCAAGACATGCTACGAGGTGAAGTCGTTCCCGAGATCAGAGTGGCCCCGGCATTGTCGCTGTAGTCACAGCGAAGGACCCTGCGGATCCTCTTCCCGTATTGGTGGGAAGCGGTAACCCGCAGGAGACTGCCCGCATTGACCGAGAGCGGTCCGGCCTGGTACACGGAGATCGCCCCCTGCTGAGAAACACGGGGGAGACTCACCGCGCCAGCGTCGAATGACGCTCCCGGTGTGAGGGAAATCGGATCAGTGAACATCGACGTACTCCTTGTGCGTTGGTGGGCAGTGGACCTACCTCACGACTCTGGTTATACCGAGAGCCGCGGCTATGGCCTTTTGGGTGTTCGACATTCCATCCCAAGATAGGCCAAACCCAAAGGGGTTCGCCTTTACCCTTTTCTTCGTAGTTGTACGAAGAATGATCGGGGTAACGGTGGGGTACGGCGGCGTAAAAGCCGTCGCATAAAGAGGATCCGGGTCAAGGATCCTCGCCCCCGCGTAATAGGTATCAGTCACGGTAGTCTTCTCCATGACGTACCCATAACGCAGAACCGTGCCATAGGTGATCAGCGATTGCAGGGACTTGATTACGGCCCCTGCATCTACGAACCAATCTATGGCCCAGCTCCAGGGCATGAGATTCCATAGCGTTTGCAAGTCTGGCTCAGCTCCAAGGAGCTTTGCCATGAGCCGTACCCTATCCTTCCTGTCCTTGGTGTCGAACCAATCAGGAAGTCCATAGGTGAAGGCTCCGCTGAACCATATTTCTCGTTCAACGACTCGTTTACGCCTGGTCTCATACACTGGTAGACAGAAACCAGGTTGGGCATACCAATTGTTGCTTCGAGAACCGTAGGCATAGCCTACGGGAGAAGCAACGTTTGGAATGACCTCATCGGTTTCTGTCCTCTCCGTGGGGAAATGGAAGCTACGACGGACGAGACGTCCAGCATCACGTTTCAGCTGGACGATCGCCTTATCAACTTCGTGAATACCCTTGTAAAGGGACTTCGCGTCGCTGATAGTTGGTGCAATGCCGAACTGATAGTTGAGGAATTCCTCAGCTCCAGTCGCAAGCGTACCGATTGCCGTGATACGCTTGTTCAACGCAGACATCCCTGGTATTTTAGGGACATCTTGCAGAAGCTCACCAACAGCAGTAGCTGCCTGTGCAATCTGATTGGTGGGAGAACAGGATGCGACAGCTATGGCACCTTTGACGTTAAGATCTGTTTTCGAAGAAGACAGATCTGGAAACGGCAAAGAGCCTAGTTTTGCGTAATCCTGAAAATCACCACTCAGCTGACCATTGGCACCAAACGCGTTTGCGAAGTAGAAACTTCCCTCGACATAGAAATCTTGGGAAATACTACTATCGGGACGACGTTTGAAGAAAAGCTTGTGGTATGCGAGCTTTGGGCCCGATACCACTTCTTTCTTCTGAGTGAAAAACTCAGAACCATAGTCAGAGATGTCGTCTCCTTTTGGAGGCGGCCATCTATTGCCATCCGACTCAGTAACCTGAGTTCCAGCGAGAGAACGAGATGACTTGGCCCTCACTTGATTAGCTGGGGGCAAAGAAGTCGCAACAGTCTTAATCCAGACTGTCGGACCAGGAACCGTACGGCTCTTGGTCTCGCCTCTCTCGATGAACACGGATAGCTCCTTTGGTAGCGGGAAAGTGACAAACTAAATTAATAGCTTGACACTTGGTGGTGCACTGCGCGGGGACTCCTCCTCAG